TAAAATATCGTCAGACAGGGGAAGACTTCTATAGCAAGATCGTGCGTATTGCTGGTGCCTTGAAGGATGACGCCGCCCACTTTGAGGCGTTCAAAGATACTCTGCGTCACATGAGGTTCCTACCAGCAGGGCGAGTGCAGAACGCTATGGGTGCTGCTCGTCAGACTACAGCCTTCAACTGCTTTGTGTCAGGGATCATTGATGACTCAATGGACTCCATCATGGCAAGGGCTACAGAGGCGGCTGAGACTATGCGCCGTGGCGGTGGTATCGGCTATGACTTCTCACGTCTACGTCCAAGAGGGGATCGCATCAAGAGCCTAGAAAGCAAGGCGTCAGGTGCTGTGTCATTCATGCAAATCTATGACGCAGTGTGTCAGACGATTGCTTCATCAGGACATAGACGTGGCGCACAGATGGGTGTGCTACGGATTGACCATCCAGACATCGAACAGTTTATCACAGCCAAGAACAACGGCAGTGATCTGACAGGCTTCAACATCTCTGTAGGTGTGACCGATAAGTTCATGCGGTGCTTGGAAGATGGTGAGCAGTTCCCATTGGAGTACGAAGGTGAGGTCTACAAGTATGTCGATCCTGAAAACCTTTGGGATATGATTATGCGTTCCACATGGGATTGGGCAGAGCCGGGTGTATTGTTTATTGACACTATTAACAAGATGAACAACCTACATTACTGTGAAACCATCGAAGCCACTAACCCCTGTGGTGAGCAGCCTTTGCCGCCATACGGTGCTTGTCTGCTTGGCTCATTCAACCTAACCAAGTATGTACTGGATGGGAAGTTTGACTTTGGACTGTACGTTGGTGACATCTACACGGTTGTCCGTGCTATGGATAACATCATTGACCGTACCATCTACCCGCTTGAAGCACAGGCCACAGAGGCACGGAACAAGCGGCGCATGGGGCTGGGTGTAACAGGCTTGGCTAATGCGGCTGAGATGTGTGGCTTTGCCTACGCATCAGAGGAGTTCATGGAGTTTACTGAGAAAGTATTGGAAACATTGCGTGACCATACCTACTCAGCATCGGCAACTCTGGCAGGGGAAAAGGGTTCGTTCCCTCTGTATGATGAATACCATTATCTACAAGGTAAGTTCATCAAGACGCTATCACCTTGGGTCATTACTAAGATCAAAGAGAATGGCATCCGCAACTCACACCTCACATCCATCGCACCTACAGGCACCATCAGTCTGACTGCTGACAACGTATCGTCAGGCATTGAGCCGCCTTTCAGTCTCTTCTATGACCGCACCATCCAACAGTTTGATGGGCATACAGTCGAGCGAGTAGAGGACTATGCCTACACTCAGGGCGTAGCAGGACGCACAGCCAATGAGATTAGCGCAGAAGAACACTTAGCTGTTCTATCGTTGACCTCAAAGTTTGTTGACTCTGCTGTGTCTAAGACTTGTAACGTGGGCGATAGCGTAACCTACGATCAATTCAAGAACCTTTATTACGATGCTTGGAAATCAGGATGCAAGGGGATCACTACCTTCCGTGCCGCTGGAAAAAGATACGGTATTCTAAACGAGGTAAAAGAAGAGGAGCCAAAAGCAGAGGCTTGCTTCATTGATCCTAATACTGGTCAGAAGTCTTGTGAATAATAGGGTGCATATAAGAGGACTAAAATGTCTAAAGAAATTGAGAGTATCCCATATAGCGTGGAACAACTTATAGAAGTCTTAGACCGTGTATTCCCAGATGAGTCAGCCAGATTAGAATGGACTGACAGAGAAATCTGGTACAAATCTGGTCAAAGGTCTGTAGTCCAGTGGCTACTAGAGTTGAAAAGGCGGGAAGAAAACCCTACCCCGGAGGATTAGAATATGTGTGAACCCACGGTTGCAGCTATTGCAGTCGGCCTATTGGTTAAACAACAGGCAGATGCACAGGCACATAATCAAGAGATGGCTTATAAACGACAGTTGCAAGCAGCACAAAAACAGGCTGCCGAAGAACGTAAGTCGTTTGAAGATCAGTTAGCTAACGAAGAAGTCACCCCTACACTGATTAACAAATCAGGTCAGGGCGAAACTGGACGTAGTAGCTTGCGGATCAAGAAAGCTATGGGTGGTTCACAAGATAAATCCGTTGGTGGACTTGGTGGTAACACTGGTCTAAACATCGCAACAAGCTAGGAGATACTTATGTGTACTTCATCTCCTAGTTCTGGCGGTGGTCAGGACAATAATCCTAATAGGTCTTCATCAAGCAGGATGAGAGGTCTTTCTCCCGGTGCCGCACAGGCGGCAGTAGGGGCTGGCGGTTCAAAACTAGCTGGAAGAACAGACATTACTGTTGACCAGCTTGGCGATCTGAACCGAAGGCGCAACGAAGGTCAGCTTGGAGAAGCCGCTAAGTATAGTGGTGTAGCTGGTGTTCTCAACGCTATTGGCAAAATGACTGCTAACCGCATGATGAATAATCTTATGCAAGGTGATGCTGCTGTAATTGATAAGAGTGGTAGAATTACTGGTACTCGCAACAGCCGTGGTCAACTGACAGGGCGTGACACTAGCCGTGTAACTGGAAACTATGGTGATGATAATAACGAACCTAATTCCAGAGCCACCTTTGTACAGCAAAAGCCAAAGCCACAACCAGACGCACCTGATGATAGGGTGTTTGGGGATCAGCTTGCGTCAGCAGGGTATAACCCACTGCTAATCAATAAGTCAGGTCAAGGCACTGATCGTGAGAACCTACGGATAAAGAAAACCAAAGGTACTTCAAAGCAATCTAAAGGTGTCGGCCTCAATGTTGTCAAAGTATAGGACATGAGTTATGCAAGAAGAAACTTCCTGTGCCAAGCGGTACAATAAACTAACTGCTGACAGGGAGATTTATCTCGACAGAGCAAGGGAATGTTCTGAACTTACCCTACCTTCACTTATCACTCCCGAAGGTTTCAGTTCAGCAACAGACCTATACCAGCCCTTCCAAAGCATCGGTGCTAGAGGTGTCAACAACCTCGCATCTAAACTTATGCTTCTTCTATTCCCACCCAACAGTCCCTTCTTTCGTCTTGGTATGGACACTAAGACCAAGCAGGAACTAGATGGTGAAGGTGAACTACGGTCAGAGATTGAACAAGGGCTTGCTGGTATTGAGCGAGAGGTTCAGTCAGAGATTGAGTTTCGTGCCTTGCGGGTGTTTGCATTTGAAGCACTAAAGCATTTAGTTGTGGCGGGTAACGTCCTGCTACACATCCCTAAGAAGAACGGTCTACGAGTATTTCCTTTATCATCATATGTGGTAAAGCGTGATCCGTCAGGGGATTTACTTGAGGTTGTCGTACAAGAGTCTGTGTCACCTAAGACACTGCCCGAAGGATTAGACGGTATCGACTATGATGGTGACGAAGACCTCAAGCTATACACAAAAGTTTATAGAGAGAACAACGATTATTATGCGGTCTATCAGGAAGTTGAGGGTGTAACTATCCCCGGTTCTGAGGGACGCTACAAAAAAGAATTACTACCTTGGATACCGTTGCGTATGGTTCACCTAGATGGTGAGGATTACGGACGTTCATATGTAGAAGAATACCTTGGTGATATAAAATCACTTGAAGGATTGATGGAAGCCCTTATCAGTTCTGCTGCGGCTAGTGCAAAGCTAGTCTTTATGGTGCGTCCTAACGCATCAGTTAAGCGCAGTGATCTGGCTAAGTCTAAGAATGGTGACGTAATTGTTGGTCAACCAGAGGACGTGAGGGTACTACAAACTGAGAAGTATCCTGATATGCGTGTCGTACTTGAAACAGTACAGCGTATTGAAGACCGATTGTCCTACGCTTTCCTGCTTAACACTGCAATACAGCGCAATGCTGAACGTGTTACAGCAGAAGAAATTAGGTTTATGGCGCAGGAACTAGAAACCGCATTGGGTGGTGTGTACTCCATATTATCACAGGAGTTACAGCTACCTCTGGTGAACATCCTTATGGATCGGATGTCTGCCGCTAAGAAGATACCGAAGCTACCAAAGGGTACAGTCACACCTGTTATCACTACAGGCGTGGAAGCCCTTGGCAGAGGTAATGATCTCAACAAAGTTAGAGGGTACATTACAGACCTTGTGCAGATCGCACAGGCTTACCCTCAAGCACTAGAGCGTATTAACTTTGATGACTTGAATACTCGTCTTGCTACAGGCCACGGCCTAGACACTATTGGTCTTATTAAGACTGACCAGCAGATGCAGCAAGAGGCAGAGCAGAAAGCACAAGAGCAGCAACAAGCTATGCTTGCTCAGACTATGCAGGATTCTGCGCCGGGTATGATGAAAGAATACGCCAAACAATCACAGGAATAAATATGACTGACTCTAAGATGTCTTTGAAGAACGATAACCCAAAGAAGGAAGCCCCTAAGAAAGAGGCTTACCCAGAGTGGCCGGGAACTGAGGATGCTGAACTAGGTGTTAAATATAAGAACGCCAAAGGCAACATCATCCAGAAGGGTCAATCGAAGTAATGGCTGAAACCGTACAGATGGAAGGCAATGTCACAGGAAGTGAAGCACCAGTACCAGAAGTTAATGAAGATCGCCCTGAGTGGCTACCAGAAAAGTTTAAGTCTGGTGAAGAACTTTCAAAAGCATATGGTGAACTGGAAAAACAATTTACTCAAAGCCGCCAAGAAGCTAGTACAAGTGACGCTGAACAGCCTGAACAAGAGGATCAGTCGGATGCTCGACAAGCTGTAGAAAATGCTGGGCTAGACTTTGACGCCATGAACAATGAGTTTGCCGAAACAGGCCAACTCTCAGAAAAAACTTATGCTGACCTAGAAGCTAAAGGTATCCCCAAAGAAATGGTGGATAGCTATATCGAAGGTCAGCAAGCTATCTCTGTCTCATACCAAAATGAATTGTATGGTCAGGCAGGGGGCGAAGATAACTACAATCAGATGTCTGAATGGGCGTCTGAGAATATGAATGAAAGCGAGATAGACGCTTACAATGAGGCAATATCATCTGGTAATGCTTCACAAGCAAGACTCGCTATAGATGGGTTGCTCTCCCGCTATCGGGCGAGTGGTAATGCAGAGCCAAACTTGGTTGGGGGTAAAGCCTCATCGTCTGTGGACACATACCAAAGTTGGGCGCAAGTCACCAAAGAGATGGGGACGCCTGAATACAAGAAAGACCCAGCTTTCCGTAATGCAGTTCAGAAGAAACTGGAACGGAGCAAACTCACATAGTCAGCCTACTCAGGCTGCTAAAGTTCTACTACCTACAAACATAAAGGCTCTCTGCGGAGAACACCCTTCATTGTGTCGTTGGATTAGTTGAAGAACACACAACACAACTTTTTCAAATAGAAGGAATACCGTTATGGCTAACGCCAATATCTCTGATCTAGGTCAGGTGAACAATACAGGTACCGCAGACGCACTTTTCTTGAAGGTGTTTGCTGGTGAAGTTTTGACTAGCTTTGAACAGGCAACTGTTACTGCTGGTAATCACATGACTCGTACAATCGCTAACGGCAAATCTGCACAGTTCCCTGTCATGGGACGCAGTTCAGCCGCATACCACACTCCCGGCACTGAGATCACAGGCACAGACCTGAACCATGCTGAGAAGGTAATTACTATCAACGATCTGCTCCTGAGTTCACACTTCATTGCGAACATTCAGGAAGCCAAAAACCACTACGATGTCCGTTCAGTATATTCTGCTGAGATGGGACGTGCGCTTGCTTTCCAGATGGATAAGCACGTCTTGCAGACAATGGTTCAGGCTGCTGCTGGTACAGCTAACGTAGGCGACTCAGGCTACGCTGCTGGTACTATCATCACTGATGCAGATTCCAACACAAATGCAGACTCGCTGATCGGCTCACTGTTTGATGCCGCAGAAGCACTCGATGACGCATACGTTCCAACAGAAGGCCGTGTAGCTTTCTTGAAGCCAGAGCAGTATTACCTACTTGCTAACGGCTCAAAGGCTATCAACGTAGACTTCTCAGGACGTGGTTCAATCGCTGACGGTACTGCGCCACAGATTGCTGGTATCAGCCTCATCAAGACTCCACATCTCCCAACAAGCAACATCACTGGAACAGGTGTCGATGCTGGTGGTGCTGGTGGGCGTCAGGTTGTGAACGCATCTAACACTACAGCTATCGTAGTACACCCATCTGCTGTGGGTACTGTGAAGCTGATGGACTTGGCTGTTGAGTCAGAATACGACATTCGCCGCCAAGGTACACTCATGGTAGCAAAGTATGCTATGGGTCATGGCGTGTTGCGTCCAGAAGCTGCTGTACAGATTCAGACTGCTTAAACTCTAGCGGGAGCCTTTCGGGGTTCCCGCTTTTTTTTACCTAAGAGGATATGACATGACAACTGCCACTACAGAACTAGAAGCTGTCAACATCATGCTAAGTGCCATCGGTGAGTCACCTGTCTCTAGTTTGAATGACCCTTCTCTAGTTGACGTATCGTTGGCTAAGTCCATCCTAGATGAGACTTCCGTTGACATTCAGTCCACAGGAATACACTCCAATACTGAGATTAATTTTCCCCTCACTCCTAATGTTGATGGGGAAATTCTAGTCCCTACTAACTGCGCCAGAATAGATAGCACAGATGTCAGTAAAGACATTGATGTTGTCCATCGTGGCAACCGTCTTTATGACAGGGAAAAGCGTAGCTATACCTCGTTCACAGGTACGCTGTACGTTGATATGGTACTTCTGCTGGACTTCAATGAACTACCACAGCACGTTAGACGCTACATCACTGTCAAGGCTGCAAGACGCTTCCAAGCTAGGTTCATGGGTTCAGAAACCCTGTATGGATTTACTGCTGATGATGAGCGTGAAGCTGGGCTAGGATTTGAGCGTGGTGAGAAGCTAAACAACGATAGCAATATGCTCACTGATAACTTTGATACATACAAAATTCTTTCAAGAGGTGCGCCTCGTAGAGCAGTAAGGTAAACGATATGCCCCTAGTCAGCACCAGTATCCCCAATCTACTTAATGGGGTAAGCCAACAGCCATCAGCTATGCGGCAGTTGACACAGGGGGAAAGTCAGATTAACGCCCTCTCATCTGTTGTTGATGGTCTTATCAAACGTCCACCCTCAGACCTTATAGCTAAACTAAGTAGCAGCCTACCGGGCAGCAACATAGCTACACATATTATTGACCGTGGGGACAACGGTAAGCACTCTCTTATTGTTCTGTGTCTGCCACCTAGTAACGTGTTTATCTACCTTTATGATATTGATAATGGTAGTGCAGTTACATTGAACGCATCTAACACAGACAAGGCATATCTATATTCTGACAACCCACAGAAAGACCTAAAGTTCCTTACCGTTGCTGACTTCACATTTGTAGTGAACAAGTCAAAGACTGTCGCTATGAGTACAGCAACCACCCCCGGCACATTGGTATCTGAAAAGTATCAGGAGTTTGCTGATCTACCTGTTGAACACAGCACGATCTATGTGGGTGATGGTAACACAACACTGTTCAACATCAGCTTCAACTATGGCACCCAGAGTGATGTCAAAGTTAAGGTGGATGATGTTGTCCAGACCAGTGGCTTTAGTTTCACCTCAGATGGCAATCAGGTCAAATTTGCATCAGCACCAGCTAACGGTGCTAATATCCTGATCTATGAGGAGCCAACAGCAGGACGCTACTACGAAGTTATTGGCGATCAGAACAACGCCTTTGATAATTACTATGTCAAATCACTAAGCGGTACAGCCTACGAGGAAACGGTCAAACCGGGCATCACATATCAGTTCGATGCTACTACAATGCCTCACGCTATTGTACCCGGTAGCAGTGCATTTACCCTACAACAGATCACATGGGGTGAACGTACAGCAGGAGATTTAGACTCTGCTCCTGACCCATCTATAGTGGGCAGTAAGATTAACGACATATTCTTCTTCAAGAACCGTCTGGGTTTCTTGTCATCAGAGAATATTGTTATGTCTGCGGCTGGTGATTTCTACAGGTTTTTCCCTGAGACAGTCACCACGATACTAGCAGACAGCCCTATTGATGTATCTATTAGCCATACCAAGGTGTCGCTACTGGAACACGCAGTGGCCTTTAATGAAACCCTAACGCTCTTCTCTGATGCTACACAGTTCATCATTGATAGCGAGGGCAACCTCACACCACAGACCATATCCATATCACCCTCAACAGAGTTTGAAAGTGACATCGGTGTTGCCCCTGTGGGTGCTGGTACAAACTTATATTTCCCCTCCAAGAAAGGCGAGTTCTCTAGCATACGAGAATACTATATCCAGAGTGATACAGTTATCCGTGATGCCCTAGAGGTTTCAGCCCATATCCCCAAGTACGTTCCTAAGAACATCGTTAAGATGGCTACATCCAGTAACGAAGACATCCTTGTATGTCTATCGTCTGAGGATAGGTCAAAGCTATTTGTTTACAAATGGTACAACGATGGTGAACAGAAGCTACAGTCTAGCTGGTCACAATGGCAGTTTGATGTAAGCACAGCTTCTAACGCTGGCATCTATGACATCAAGATTATTGAGAATGACTTGTACCTAGTTATCATCCGGGGTGATGGCGTATTCCTAGAGAAGATGTCATTGCAGTATCCTAACGATAGTGGCCTAGATTTTAACGTCAGGGCAGACCGTAAGACTTCCCTCACAGGAACATACTCTAGTGGCACTGGACTGACCACATGGACACTGCCATATGAATATGATGGCGACATGATTGTGGTTAAGTCAGGTAGCTGGCCTTCACGCAAGGGTGTAGACATTTCTAACTCACGCCCTAACACCACAACTATTACAGCCGTTGGTGACTACAGTAGCCAGCCTGTCATCGTTGGTGTCCCCTATACGTTCTCCTATCAGTTCTCAGCACAACACGTTAGAGAGAATAACGGACAACAGGCAGTCCAATCAGGACGCCTACAGCTACGCACAATGCGTGTCAACTATGAGGACACAGGCTACTTCAAGGTACAGGTAACACCAAATGGTAGAGCCACAAACGAGTATGAGTTTACAGGTGTCATCCTGAACCAGCTTAACTCTACCATTGAGGATGTAAACCTGTCAGATGGTACATTCCGCTTCCCTGTGCAGTCTAAGAATGACCGTGTAAACATCACAATCACATCAGATAACTACTTACCGTGTGCCTTCCAGAACGCTGAATGGGAAGGCTTCTACACGATCAGATCACAGAGGATTTAATATGCTCAAGGTTGTTGACGCTCACCCAATGGACGCTATTTCATTAGCCCCAAGGTTACGAGCAATAGATAACCTTGAGGTGAAAGCTGTTGGTCAGACGCCAGAAGGCTCACTGATGGGCAGCTTTGATCTTCCTAAGTCTAAGGTACTTTCCTTGGTAGATGAAGAAGAAGAAGTAGTCCTGATGTGTGGTAGCTGTCAGAGTGAACATGACTCTGATGGTGGTGTAATATGGATGCTTGCATCTGACGATATTGAACGACATAAAAAAGACTTCCTTAAACTATGTACGCCTGTCACTGCTGAACTCTCTGAGGGTTACAAATATGTGTATAACCTTGTTCATAAGGACAACACAAAGAGCATCAGGTGGCTACGCTGGAACGGATTTACCGTGGATGATAGCGTGACCTACGATCAGGGTGGCGAAGACTTTTATTTACTTACAAGGAACAACGAAAATGTGTAGTCCATCAGCAGCTTTAATGGGCAGTATGCAACTAGCTACGTCTATGTCAGCACAAGAATCTCAATACAGAATGTCAGGGATTCAACGTGGGGCGACTACATCTATAGCAAACGATGCCCTTGCCACAGACCAAGCTATCCTTTTAAGGAAAGCAGAAGAGGCTAAGACAGCCAAGGTGCAAGCACTTCTTGATAGCAATATGCAAGCAAAAGAAATGAAGGCTATAGCTAATGTCCAAGCTGGTGAGTCCTATGTATCAGGCGTATCTGTCGAAGCTATTAGAGATAACATAAGTCGCCAGCAAGGTACTGCAACAGTGCGGACAGATAATGACTACGACAGTTTAATGTCAACAATCAAAGATAATCACGACAAGTCTCTGATGAACTTCCGCGCTCGTATGATGAATCTTCCTATAGTTTCTAGTCCAAACCTGTTAGCGACAGCCCTTAATATAGGTGCCAAGAATGTTCCTGATTCGGCTATGGAAAAATATGATGCACTTTTTGACTAGGAGATAGGTCATGGCAAAACGACAAAATTTGGGCAAACTACAATCTGCCTCACAAATCAATACTGTCAGGGCTACTCCGATTGACGCTTTCGCTCCTGCCCCACAGGTTCCTAAAGTAGACTCTACTGTGTTGCAGATTACTGATGCGTTAAACATCACCAGTGATAACGTGGCACGTTACTACAACCGTAAAGCGCAAAAGGAAAAGGCGATCTTTGAACAGATCGAGCAAGATAAAATCCCTTTGTATGCCTCTCAAATTCTTAAAGAAAAAGATCAAGATGTAGTTAGTGCGGTACAAGCTAAAGAGATTCATGCGACAGCATCAACTCAGGTTACTACAGGTATTGCTACCTTCACTGGTAAACGTGAGGGCTACAAACTAGCCAAGATGTATTTAGAAGACATCCCAGAAGATGTTAAGAATGATGCTGCATTGATGCAGGAATACTATGACGGTTTACAGGAGAAGATTCTAGGCCAGTATAGTGGCATGGAGTTTGTGCAAGTAGGCGCACTTGAAGGTGTCCAGAAAGCTATCGCAGAGAGAGACGGAGCAATCGCTGCTGAACGTGATACTGCACTAAGATTAGAAGCAGATAACTGGATCAAAGATGAAGTGTACGAAAGTCTTGAAAGCCTGAACCGGGAAGATTGGCCTAAAGCTGTAGACATCATAGATAAACATCACAACACCACTAATGCCCTGAACAGGGGTGAGCGTAAAATAGCTGTTGTTAATTCATGGGTACAGTTTGCTGTTGATAGGGACAATATTGAAATCCTAGAGTCACTGCGGGATGCTGGCACATGGCTTCAAGGCGCAGAAACAGATGCAAAGATTAGAAAAGGGATGGCTGACATCTCAGCTAATGTTGCGAGAAAACAAGATCGTGCGGCAAAGCAGAAGAAACTAGATGATGATCTATTTATAGAAAATAAAAAGCAGGAAATATTCAACCATGTTGTTAATGGTGGTGAAATAGATTACTCAAAATTGACAGACTTACCCACACAAATAACAGACTATGCGTACAACTTAGATCAAAAATCATTGGTTGGTAAAAGAGAGAGCGCATCTTCAATGGATAAAGCTAGAGATGCGTATGAACTAGCTTTCTATACTGGTGACTTTTCTAAAGTAATGCCTCAGTTACCTGACGGTGCAATTCCATCAGATGGACAAATAAACGATTTCATTGATAACGATACATCAATGACTATTGAAGATGGTAATAAACTAAAGGAATTAGTTAAACCACTTAGAGTTGGACTAAATAGAAGTAAGAGTCCAGAAGCAAAGCATTTTTATGATAATCATAATGTTAGTGGTGCCGTTAAAAACTTCAATAGAAAGATTGAAGGTGGAATCATTGATAAGTTTGATAAGTCTCTCGACTTAGATGGTGAGGTTCAAGGTGTTTTCTATAACACAGTAAATAGACTTGTAGCCAATTACTATAAATCAAATCCTGACACTCTCATGGATGCCTCTACAGAGCAGGAGATATTCCAAAAAGCTGCTGGTGACGCCCTTGAACGGTTCAATATGCTAATTAGTGATGATGCTATTATTTATGAAAGTTCACTACCTTTTGGACTTGAAGAAGCACCTTCTCCTAATGAGATATTTGGTCATCAAAATACTGCGACAGGTGAGATTGATTATTATATGTACACCGCAGCAGGGTCAAATCCTAAAGTAGCACTTAACAAGAACAACTATCGCAAACTAAGTCCTACTCTTGATGCTGATCTAATCCAGCAATTCAATAGTGATTTGGAACTTGAGAACGCTAATTCTATTAAAGAGAAAAATGAACAGGATCGCATAGCATCCTTACCACTTAATGAGTCTGAACAACTTGATAGAAGCACTCAAACTCTAACTCTAAATGATAACCAACAGGAAGAAATCCGCAACTTACTTGCTGGTCTTGGTAACCCTGATGAAGACGATGTACTAAACACTATTGCTAACGTATTAGGCGTAAGAGGTGATAGCGATTATATGTACAACGAACTCAAGGATATGATTGGCGGGGAAACCGTAGAAGAGACAGCACTAAGAAAGTTGGTGCAACAGTATCTACCACAGTAAAACTAAATAGGTGAATTAATATGTCTGACACCGCTACTTTCAAAGTTATTAGGCGAAATAAAAAATCAACTACTAATTCACCTATTCGCTCTTCTTCTCCTTCTAATGGCTTCACTGCCGCATATAAGGACATGGGGACAACTTATGACTCAGATCATAAGCAAGACCCTGATTGGATTGCAGCATCTAAAGTTGTCTATGCAATGCAGGAGGGCAAGCCAGAGGTTGAACTGTCAGATGAAGATTATGCTGACTTTGGCCTTGAGACTATGGGATGGTTTAACTCTAACCTCCCCGGTATGACATTGGATGCAGCCAGTATGTCTGGTGCAACTGATGACCAGAAACGTGCATTCCTATACCTTATGGATGGTTATGACACACTTGGTTATCAATGGTCTGGCACAGGGCGTTTCCTAAAAGGTGCCGCACAGGATGTCACAAACTATTTTGGACTTGCAGGGTTTGGTCTAGGCTTTCTGTTTAAGGCAGGGGCAAAGAAGGCTACGAAGGAAGGGGTAAAATCCTTACTGCGTAGATCAATCCAAGGCGGTGTAGTCGCTGGTATTGAAGGTGCGGCATACTCTGCTACTACTGACATTAATAGACAGGTAGTTGAAACTGCTGTGTCTGGCGAGGAAATTGATAAAGGGCGTGTAGCTAAACAGGCAGTTATTGGCGGGGCTATTACGGCTGTAACTGGTGGCGCACTAACAGGTGCAACAGGTAAAATTGCTGATGTGCGTGGTGCTAAGAAACTCAAGAAGGAAGCTGCTGAGAACGCTGATAAGCTAAAGAAGGCGGCTGACGAAGCTGCCATCGACATTGATGCTGTTGTCCAAGAGCCTATCATTCCAAACTCTCCTGCTGGCAGAGTAAAGACATCACTTGCTAGTGTTAAAAAGGTAGTTCAAGAGACTGTCAAAAAGGGTCTTCCTGCTGTTGATGAAGCTGGGGTACAAAACCTAAGTGAGTTGCGACAGTTAGTTAAGCCAATTCAAGACGAGTTGGCGAAGGCTGCTAAAGATTACCCTGATGAAATTGCAGACTACTTCATTGATACGAAGCTATCAGTAGGTCAAGCGTCTGCACTCAAACAGGCGTCCCTTCAAAGCACTTCTCAGCTTAAACTTTTACAATCAACGCTAATCTCCTCAGAGAGACAGCTTGAGGGTGTAAAGGCACAGCAAGTTAGAGATGTGCTAGATGAACTTGACGAAATCATTGCACCTCTGGATGAACTTGATGTTGCCCTTAGTGGTGTCACTGGACAGGACTTAGGCGCACGGAGAGGTCAGATCAACACAGGCAACGTCCGGGGCTTAAATGTTAAGAAAGTCATGGAGGACGAGGGACTCAGTAAGGCACAGGCAAGACGGTTAGTTGAGCAACGTGTCGCCGCCAAGGTCAACGAGTTTAAGCAGTCTGATGAGATTGCACAGTTAAACAAGAAGATTAATGAAGCACGAAAAGATGATAGTAGGCTACATGAGTTTGTTGAACTGAAAGCTAAACTAGCAGAGAAAGAAGCTGAGTTTAGATACGCAGAATTAGGTGAGAGCCGTGTCGTAAACGGCGGTACTATAGGTATCAATGCAGTGAATGAAGTTGCTATTGGTAGTGTGTTTAGCCCGAAGACGGTCATCATTAACGTGATTCCGTCAGCAGCGAAGACTATCTATAAGCCTCTGATAAACTCTGTAATGCAACAGGGATTCAATAAGGCTGCTTACCGCCAGATGACTGCTGAGTATTCGTCTATGGTATCTATAGCACCTACAGCATTTAAGGCTGCTATCTCAGCGTTCCGCTATGAACGATCTATGCTTATAGGTGACACAGCGAGATTCCTTGAGAACTACAATACAATCCCTAAAGCAATCAACATTAAGGGTAAAACCGTCCCTACTGCTGGTGGGCTAGTACGCCTCTGGCCTAGACTTTTGTTGGCGTCTGATAGTTTCTTTGAGCAAGTTCATTACCGTGGATTTATGACAGGACAAGCTACGTCAGATGCTATGGAAGATGCTGCACAAAGAGTTGCTTCCGGTGAACTTGCAAAGGCTGATGTTGATGCGTTCGTTAAAGATGCAGTATCTAAGGCTGTAGAGAAGGCTTACAAGCCTGAGATTAAAGCCAAGGATATTCTGCTTGAAGAAGGTATTGATAGAGGTCTAAGAGGTAAAAAGCTAGAGAACTTTATCAAACGTGAGTTAGCTAACCCACAGGGATTGGCAAACAAACTTGGCCTTAAACCAGAGTCCGTATTCAAAAAAGCTAGGAATGTTGCGGGTAAAGATTATGTCAACGACATCCTTTACAAGCGAGACTTCTCTGGCGAAGGGACAGCATCAAGTGCAGCTAAGATGTACGAAAAGATGGTAAATAAACATCCGATGATGCGGTTGTTTGGTCAGCTATTCTTCCGTACACCAGTGCGTGTGTTTGAAGAAGGCTTCCGTTTGACTCCGGGTGTGCAGATGCTTGCCCCAAAATTTATAGATGATTTGAAGGGGAAGAATGGCAAGGTAAGAGAAATCAGGGCGCAGGGCGAAGCCTTAATGGCCTACGGTATTATGGCTACTGTGTTCCAAAAGTATGCAGAAGGCAAACTTACAGGCTCACTAGGAGATGACTATAAGCAACGTAGGCAGGGTGAGAACACTAGAAAAATTGAAGCGTACACATATACCTTTGATGATGGTAGTTCCTTTAACTATCGTAACTTTGACCCATTCTCTACGCCTGTAAAGATTATTGTAAACGCCTTGGAGAAAACTAGGGAACTAGAATATAGACAACAACAAGGCGAGGATATTCCCCAATCAGTTTATGAAGAGGTGTATCAGTCTGCTGCTCTTGGCTTCTCATCAATAGTACAGGCTGTTAGGGACGCTAACCTTGCGTCTGGTATTGATGAGATTATTGATCTTACCGAAGACCTATCTGACTATAGTGCATCAGACCAAATTGTAAAATATTTGGGACAGAAGGCACAGATGTTCTTGCCTAACACTCTTTATAAAATTGAGCAGTTAGATAATCCAGCATTGTCTGATCCTGCTACGATTGAGCAATTCATTGGGCAAAGGCTAAATCCAAAAAGCCCTCTCGTACCAAAGCAGCACACTGCATTAGGGCGGGAAAGAGAACTTACAAACCCTGCATCTGGCCTCAACCCTTTTGACCGCACGACACAAGAAGAACGCTTGCGTAAACCAAAGGGGATTACGGCAGAGCAGTGGAAGAAAGAATTGGAAGTTGAGGAGTATCTCTATGTTCTAGGACAAGCAGGAGACACACACTTTACAGCCCCCCATATCTATAGAGATTTCAATCCTGATCTTGATCTTAGAACACAGAACGTCACTAAGAAAATAGACCCAAGTAAAGGACTACCAGAAGAAAGCCTCTATAGCCGTTGGATGCGCTATACATACCAAGACAAGAAACTTGTCGATTCAATCCTTAAAATTAAGCAGTACGCCCCTCCCGGCAAACCAGCTATTACAGAAGTAAAAAATAGCCTTAACGCCGCTAGACAACAGGCATTTGTAAAGATGATGAAGGAAGAAGGTATGGATGAAGAGTGGATTCTGAACAAACTAAAACGAGCGAGAGATAACGCTGGACAGAACTTTGTACCAAACGTCCCATTTAATATAGGAACTAACTAAATGGCTTATGCACTTACTAAATACACAGGAGATGGTAGCACCACTACTTACACCATTGGCTTTGACTACCGTTCTA